GCCGGATATTACCCCGCAGGGCCCGAGAGGAATTAACTCGGTTTGCTCTGCGATTACTCGCTAGCAGCACAAACTCACAAAATCAGCCTGAGCGTCAATTGTTCCTAGGGATGCACTGCTATTTCGCGTAAGTTTAAACGCGCGGATATTGTCAATCAGTCGGTTGATCTGACTGCCATCGCCCGGGGGCAACGACATCTCGAGAGGAGCCACCTCTCTCAAAATACCCTCTTCTTTAACTTTGTTGATGAAGCAGCGAACATAACAAGCCGGGATTACATCCGGGGCGGCCTTGTTCAACTGTTTACGGACAGCATTAAAGGATCTAGCAGCAGGTATGACGCCAGGTCGATGTTTGATTTTCCTTTCGGATCCTCTCGCAACTCCTCGCTCCCTCACTCTTTCGATCTCTTCTAGCATTGCGTTGTGTTCCTCATCCCTACTAAGGGAATAATTTTCAGGACGAAGATCCATACTAATTACACCCTGTTTGGTCGGTAAAACACGATCGGGCAAGCTGGTGATCGCGGCTCTTATCTTTTTGTCTTTACGGCAAACCGCGACCAAGGAATATGGTATTTCCCGAAGATGCTTATCTGGCTGTTTGGCCAGAGTATGCAAATTTCGTCTGACTACCTTCCGAAATATCCTTGCGTTAGGCGTAGCTTGGGCAGCAAAGCCAAGTACGTCCTCAACACCAGCGTCCATCCACAGCGACGACGCGTTAAATTTTCTCTGCTTGTGGCCATCTCGGAAGTAGGTGGAATTTATTTCTCCATCGCTTTCAGAGACCATGGTTTTCTCTTCGTTCACGACGAGACCAACCTGACTTCCTTGTCTGACCACTTCACCTCGGAGATCCGTGTTGCCCCGAACTTCGCGGGTTAACAAGTCGTCCCCATTAACCAAAAGGGGGTGACTCGTCCACTCTTTAAATCCAATCTCCTTCCTGTCTAACATAGCGGAAAGTGCCATATCAACTACGGTCTTGTTGATTATGCACAACAATGGAAAAGACATTACTGACCCCATGGGTTGACCAGAAAACGTCTCCTTGCCATCAATCACCAGATTAGATAGCACTCGGAGTGCCCGTACCTCATCATCAGAAAGATGGTCCGCCTGTTCTTCCAATACCTCAACTGCTGCTTTCACGTACTCCCGCTTGATGTTGTCTGTCGCGGAAGAGTAATCAAAACTCAAAAAAGCAGCGCCTGTAAGGCGTGAAACGTGCTGATCGGTCGGTTCACCTACCAGCAGCCACCCTCGCCTTTTCAACATGTCGTATAGAGAATAATGGAGCGGAGCGAGAATTCGTGTATTCTCGGCAGAGTATAGAGTAACCACTCTGGGTTTGCCCGATGAAAACACTAACTCGTAGCGACATAAATCGCTAAATTCTTCCACGTTCCAATTTCCACCTTCCCTTCTCCGGAAACGCCGGGTAGCGTTACCGTTCGGGATAAAAGGTGCACGTTGTTGATCCCATCCCTTCTCGACATTTTGCCTGAAAGCCTTTCGGAAACGGCTTAAGTGCTCTGTGTCAACAGCGACTGGTTGGAATCTAGCTTCTTTCCACTGGCTGAGCTTCTCTAAGAAGCGAGGCTCACATTCTTTGCAACAAGATTTCTCAAGTTTCTGAATTGTTTTAAAGCTCAGTTCGTCGACAGGGCTAATCTGGTCGACGAAGCATTGTCTTACGGCTGGCCGTAGCCCTCCGCATATTATATGCTGAGGAATTTCTTTAGCTGAACGAGTCATTCCCAACTCCTCGTAAAATTTCACCAATCTTTTAGCACGGGCGCGTAGCCGCCCGCTGAGAGAACATTCTCCATCGCCCTCGTCGTGAAGCACCGCATACGGGTTAGCTTCGAGGGCCTCGAGAATTTTCTCATCGGCAAGAGGT